CAATTAGCAATCGATATCAACCGGGCCTGGGAGCAGCTGTTTGCCCGCTGGGCCCGCTATGCCGATATCTCCGGCCACGACTCCTACTGGTCCCAGCAGCGCCTGGGCCTCTCGCACATGTGGTTCGACGGCGGTTTTTTTATCCATCGCAGCTGGGATTTCAGTATTCCCGGCGTGGTGCCGCTGCGCCTGCAGCTGCTGGAGCGCGATCATCTCGACCGCACCATCGATGGCGCCCTGGGCAACGGCAATATTGCCCGTCAGGGCAAGGAGCTGGATCCGGATACCGGCCGGCCCCAAGCCTACTGGCTCTATCCGCACCATCCAGGCGATTACCAATATCACAAACAGCACCGCTCGGTACGGGTACCGGCCGCCGATATCATCGACGTTTACGAGCGCAGCCGTATCTCCCAGAATCACGCCATCCCCTGGATTGTCGCCATCGTCATGGAGGCCTACGACCTGGAGGATTACCGCAGTTTCGAGCGCATCGGCGCCAAATTAGCGGCGGCCTTTGGCCTGTTCATCAAATCCAATTATCCGGACATGGGGCACCCCGGTATCGGCATCCAGGGCACGGACGAGAATGACGAATGGCCCACCACCTGGGACGATCAGCCCGATTACATCGAGCCCGGCCGCATCCAGGCCCTGCCCTATGGCACCGACCTGACCATCGCCAGCCACAGCCGGCCCGGTACCCAATACGAGCCCTATGTCAAAGAATCGCGGCGCGGGCAATCCGTTGGCCTGGGCATGAGTTATGAAGCCTTTGGCAACGATTATACCGACGCGAGTTACAGCTCGGCCCGCTCGGGCAGCCTGGAGGAGCGGCTGTCCTACCAGGGCCAGCAGTTTTTTCTCGGCGAAAAATTCGGTGACCCGGTATTGGCCTGGTTCATTGAGGCCGCATGGCTGGCCGGCATCAATCCCATGGCCATGCCGGATTATCGATTTAACCCCTGGCCCTATCATGAGAGCGTTCGCCATCAGGGCCCTGCCTGGACCTGGCAGGATCCCGCCAAGGATGGCAAGGCGTCGGAATTGAAATTGAGCAATTATCTCAGTACGCACCGGCGCGAGGCCGCCAACCTCGGCCTCGATTGGGACGAGCTCATCGACGAGCGTATCGCCGAGGCCGAGCGGCTGCGGCCCCTGCTGGAGGCCCTGGCCGCCAATCAGCAATTAATCAGCGAGATCAATAATGGGACAGAAAATGCAACAGAGACGCCTGCAAATTGAGCAGACCCTGCGCGAGGCCGGCCTTTATCCTGGCCTGCAATCACGGAGCGCGGCCCTGGGGGTCAGGGCTGCCGAGGGCGATCAGGTGCGCTGGATCCTGACTACGGAGATGCCGGCCACGGTCTTTGATTGGAATCGGTATGATTTCGTGGACGAGGTATTGTTAATGGACGGCCTGCTGCTGCCGGCGGTCAAGCAGGTGCCGTTTCTCGATAGTCACTCACGCTATTCGGTCGACGATATTCTCGGCTCGGTCAGTGATTTCAAAGCGGCCGAGGCCGGTGGTTATGCCGCCATCGATGGCGCGGTCGCCTTTGCCGCCGACGAGAAATCGCAACGGACCATGCAAAAGGTGCTCGACGGCCATCTCACCGACGGCTCGGTCGGCTACGAGGTATTGAAATCAGTCTATGTCCTGGAAGGGGACGAGATCTCATTCCAGGGCAAGACCTACGAAGGGCCCCTGAAAATAACCTATCAATGGGCGCTGAAAGAATTCTCGGGCACTCCCATAGGCGCGGATGCCCTGGCCAAGGTGCGCAGCCTGATAACATAACAACAAGAGGAGATTATTATGCATCCCCAATTACGAGCATTTTTGGAGGCCAACGGCCTGGCAGCAGGCGCCACCGAGCAGGAGGCCTGGGACCATTACAAAAAATTGCAGGGCGAGGGTATCAAATACCAGGGCCCGGAAAAGGCCGAGGCCGGCGAGGGCGAGGGCGATGCCCAGCGCTCGGCCGCTGCCCGCCAGCACAGCGATAGTGAGGGTGATGGCGAGGGCGATGGCGACAACGGCCACACCCGCCAGGCAACAGTAGATCCGGCCGAGGTGCAGCGGCAGGTACAGGCCGGGATCCAGGCCGAGCGTGACCGGGCCCGGGCCATCGAGGACGCCTGTGCCGTGGCCGGCCTGTCCGCCGAGGAGGCCAGGGCCCTGGTCGATACCGGCATTACCATCGACCAGGCCAGGGCCCAGATTTTTGATACCATACGCAGCCGCAATGTTGTTTTCGGCGCCGGTGCCCAGGGCGCCCAATTGGGCCTGGAGGACGGCGAGAAATTCCGGGCCGCCGCAGTCGATGGCCTGCTGATCCGTACCGGCCGGGCCCCGGAGCAACCGGCAGCGGGCGCCACCGAGTTTCGCGGCCGTCGCCTGGCCGATATCGCCGGCGACTGCCTGCAGCGTGCCGGGGTCAATGTGCGCGGCCTCAATCCCGATCAGATCGCCCGCCGGGCCCTGTCGCCGCAAAGTTCCTCCGACTTTCCCCTGCTGCTGGCGGCCCTGGCCAACCAGAGCCTGCAGGCCGCCTACACCGAGGCGCCCAGTACTTTCCGCCAATGGGTAGCGGTAGGCGATGCCAACGATTTCAAGGATATTTATTCTCTTAAATTCTCCGGCAGCCCTGATCTCGAAGAACTTACCGAGAACGGCGAGATCAAGACCGCTGATTTCAGCGAATCAAGAGAGTCCTACCGCGTGGTCACCAAGGCCATCCAGGCCAAGTTTACAAGGGTGATGCTGGTCAACGACGACCTGCGGGCGTTTACCCGCGTGCCGGTGCTGATCGGTGCCGCCGCCAAGCGGATGGAAAATAAAATGGTCTATGCCCTGCTGATCAGCAACCCGGCCATGTCCGACGGCGTGGCCCTGTTCCATGCCGATCATAACAACCTGGGTGCCGCCGCAGACATCGACTCAGACGGCCTCGGTGCAGCCCGGGCCGCCATGCGCAAGCAGACCGGCATGGCCGGCGAGGTCCTCGATATCCAGCCGGCCTATCTCCTGGCCGGCACCGACGAGGAGACCACCGCCGATATCCTGCTGCGCTCGGCTGCCCTGCCGGCCGCCAATATGAGCGCCGGCGTCATCAATCCCTGGGCCGGTAAACTGATCCCGATCACCGACCCGCTCCTGGATATCACCGCCGGCAGCGATCCGTTTTACCTGCTCGCCTCGCCCAATCAGGCCCCGGTCATCGAGGTGGCCTGGCTGCTGGGCCAGGAGGCCCCCTTTGTCGACGACGAAATGGAATTTGCCACCGGCGCCATCACCTATGCCTGCCGCCATGATTTCGGCTGCGGCGTGGTCGATCACGTCGGCGGCTATAAAGTGCCCAGGTCGTAACGGTTGAGCCCTTTTAACAGGTAAAAATCAGTAAATAAAAAATACGGAGAATCATCATGGCACAAGGACACATCCAGGTAGGCAACGTAATGCCCTGGACCAATGGCACCGGCACGGACGTGGCCTCCGGCGACGTCGTGGACCTGCCCAATATGATCGGCGTCGCCCTGGGCGATATCGCCGACGGCGACAACGGCGACCTGGCGGTTACCGAGGTTTGGGCCCTGCCCAAGGAGGCGGCCCTGGCCATCGACCAGGGCGACCAGGTGTACTGGGACGCCACCGCCGGCGAGATCGACAAGACCAATACCAATATCGCCGCCGGCAAGGCCTTTGCAGCAGCGGCCGCCGATGACACCACGGTCGCGGTCAAGCTGAACGCATAAAAAAAAATGACCGCCCAGGCCCAGCACGTCCTTGATTTCGCCCTGGTGCTCACCGATCTCACCGGCCCGGCCGAGGCTGCCGTGATCGATGCGGTGGCCCTGCGCCTGATCAGGGACCAGATCGATTACCAGCCACTCAACGGAATGGAGGTGGTCAATCTGGAGCGCCAATATATTTTCCTGCTGCGCGATGATTACCTGATCGAGGCCAGTGGCGAGACCGTATCCGGGCTCGGCTATGCGCCCGAGCCCATGACCAGGCTGGTTGTTGACGGCCGGGAATGGCTGGTTGAGGCCGTGCCCCTCCAGGGCCAGGTCCTGCAGCTGGGCCTGATGCGGTATCTGGCATGATCAATATTATCTATGATATCGAGACCGCCACCCATTTTGTCCAGGCCCTGGAGCAGTTCCCGGGCCAGGTGGTCCAGGTGACCAGAATGGCTATCAACGATACCCTGCTGGCGACCAGGGCGGAGATGGTGCGGATGGTGCGGGCCGATTATGCGGTCCGGGCCGGCACGGTGCGGGCCGAGCTGGGCCTGATCCGGGCCACGGACAGCAATCTGTCCGGCCGCATTGTCGGCGAGGGCTCGCCCGGGATCCCGCTGATTGAGTTCGCCCGCACCAGGCAGGTGCCATCCACCAGGCGGTTGAAGGGCGGCCGGTATACGCCGGCCAAGGGCATCCCGGTGCTGATCCGGAAAGATAAGGGCAAGGTGGCTGCGGCCGGAATCTTCTTGGCAAGAATGAAATCGGGACATATCGGGGCCTTCCAAAGGGTCGACAGTATGCAGGGCGATTGGTGGCGGGCCAAAAAAGGTGGCCGCCAGCAGATCCGCGAGACCTACGGGCCCAGCCCCCTGAAGATATTGAGCTCGGATCGCTACGACGAGCAGCTGGAGGATTTCGCCGATGATAAATTGATCGAGCGGTTGGCCCATCATGCGGCCCGGCTGCTCGATAAGCAGGGGTTGAGATGATTGCACTGTTGGAGACCGTGGCCACCGTGGCCGCAGGGCTCACCGCCGGCCACCTGTTCCCGGTCATGGACGGGGCCGACAGCGAGATCAATTACCGCACCGGCGACTACCCGTACAAGGGCAGCGCCGACGGTCATCCACCCATAGGGGTGGTATTGCTGCGCTCGTTTATTCCAGGGCCAGGGGTCCATCGGCGGGTTGTAATCGATCTGGCCTATACCCTGTACAGCGAGGATCTGGCGGCGGCCATCATTAATCTGGATCAGCTGGCAACATTGCTGGAACAGCTTACCCAGCCATCGGGCCAGTATGCGCCCTGGAAACTGGAGGCGGCCACCGGCTTTGTCGGTGATCGCGAGACCGGCGCTCATCCGGATCCGCAATATTATTTGACCTATGAATTGGTTTTCACCAAGGGCAGGTAAGTATCAAGAAATTTTTTTTTTAAAAAAAACAGTGAGGTAAACCATGGCACTCCAATTTCGTTCCTATGCCGGCACGATCTATGCCGCACCTGTCGACGCTGACGGTGTACTCCAGGGGGGATATATCGACCTGGGCGAGGTGCAGCCGATGTCATTTAAGGCCGAGACCAATCAACAGACCCGCAAATCGCGTAAATATGATACTGCCGGCCAGATCGTGGCGACCCGCAACGAGATTGACGGTACCGAGGGATCCATGACATTGCACCAGGCCAATGCCCGTAATCTGGCCTATGCCCTGTCCGGCAGTTATACCGAGCTGACCGGAACCTCCGGATCAGTCAGCGGCGAGGCGGTGACCGCACCGGAGCCAGGCGAGGGCGTGCGCCTGGCTAATCGCGATATCAGCAATGTGGTCGTTACCGGCCATACTGTAGATGTGGATTACACGGTGGACGAGCTGCTGGGGATCCTGACGCCGATTATCGGCGGCGGTATCTCGGCAAGCGATGCTTTGACCGTTGATTATGATTATGCCGCCCAATCTGGTTACCGGGTGCAGATCGCCACCAATGCCATGACCCGGGTTGCCCTGTACGGCAAGTTGCTCAATGAATTCACCAACGAGACCGAATTCCTCGAGCTGGACAAGGTGGTGCTGGCCGCATCGAGCGAGATCAATTTTATCTCCGAGGAGGGATCAGAGGGCGAGCAGTTCCAGTTTACCCTGAGCCTGGAAACCATTACCGGCAATACCAGCCCGGGCCGGATTGACGGCGTGCCCATGTAAGGATGATTGCAAACGTTAAGGAGCCAGCCAGATGAGAAAATCAGCAGTTATCACGGTTAATGGCGAGGACATGACCGTCAAGGAATTGACGGTGCGGCAGGTGGAGGAGCTGATGGCGGCCATCGAGGCCAAGGATTACCAGGGGCATATCCTAGACGCACTCATGGACCGGCCTTTTCCGGCCCTGGCCGTGTTCATGGCCCTGGGGATCGATGAGGGCCAGTTTTCCCTGGACATCTCGCCTACCGAGATCGACCAGATTTATGAGAAGGTGATCGAGGTTAACCCTTTCTGTGCCGCCATGATGAAAAACCTGTACGAGATCGGCACCAGGCGGCTGCAATCCGGGCAGCGGCCTGCCAGCTGATTATGCTCGGCCATCATGGCGTATGGGACTACGGGTTCTCGTACTTTCTCGAAGCCATCGAGGCGGCCCGGAAATGGTATCAATCCCAGCCGGGGCTACCCAATGCGTAGTAGATGATGCCGCCGATAATCCAGAAACCCAGGGACCAGGCCACGTAGGTCAGGGCCCAATCGCCGGAGGGGGAAAACTGAAACATGCCGATCAGCAGCACCGACAGGGCGTGCAGCTGGAACAGGTGTTTGATCCTAAGTTTTTGTATCTTCATGTTTCCATGATAAATACGAAAAGGTAATTAGTCAAAAAAAATGGCTGCCGACAAGAAATATACCTTTGCCATCGCTGCCGAGTACGAGGGCGAGTCCGAGCTGAAAAAGCTTAAGGACGACCTCAAGGCCCTCGGGCAGATCGATAATTTCAAAAAACTGCAGCAGAGCTGGCAGCAGACCAACGAGGCCTTTGCCGAGGCCAAGACCAGGGCGCGGGAGTTGCGCCAGGCCTTACGCGACGGCGGTGGCAAGGAGGTCGAGCGCCAGTTCGCGGCGGCCAATAAAGAGGTCAAGGCCCTTTCCGCCAGCCTGGGCAAGCAGAAAGCGCAGCTGCA